CTTTCTCACTCATAGTATCTCCTTAATCCGGTACGTAATCTTCTGCGACAATTCCTGCACTAATAACTGCTCCACCTACTAATAGTTGTCCATACGCTATAGGTACTGCGTTTCCTTGTTTAGTAGTGTTTATAGGTCCACTAAACCCATAGTTAGTGGGTTGGTCCTTCTCCTCCGCCTTGGGGGTAGGAGCTAATAAAGAGGCTATACCTCCAAGTAGTAGTCCTGCCCCTATTTTCATTGCAATTGACATAGTCGAGCCGGCGAACCCCTCTCCTAAGAACATAACTCCGTCTGCACCAAGTATTTCCATAGCTCCGAAGCCTCCTCCTGCCATAAATACTGCTCCAAGCAATATTATCCCTAATATTACCATTCCCCAGCCTTTATCTTTTGCTCCTAGTACTACAGGTATGATTTTAATCTCTTGTCTACCTGATGGGTGCCCTACTTCATCTAAGCCTTTAATATAAGACTTTCCTACTTTTATCTTGTACCCGATACCTCTACCTTCTGAATTAGCTAAAAACTCTCGGAAACTAGGGTTATTGGCGCACATTGCCTTTATGGCTTCTTGAGGGGAATTTATATTAAACTTCCAATTCTTTCCATACTTCTCGGCTAATTCGCCATATAGTTTTACTTCTCTTAACATAATGATTTGTGCCTTAAATGGTGCGTGGTATGTTTTCTCCAATATCCCCCATAAATCTCTCTGTTGGATAATCTACCGTGTACGTGATGTAAAATTAAATCATTTCCAATATAAATTGCGGCATGGTTTGGTACCGGTGAAACTAATTTTATTAGAAAAATATCATTTTTTCTAATATCATTTGAATCTCTAATATGGATAAAACCTTGTTCTTTATAGTTCTCTAAGTATCTATTCTCACCTTTATCCCACCAGCCGTCTTGACCACTATTACATTTAAATTTAATATTTAATTCTTTTTTATAATAATCTCGAACTAAAGTACAGCAATCTAAAACTCCATAGGAAAAAGATCTGCCTAATATAGGAGCTTCGTACCCTAAAGGTTCCCAGCTGTATAAGTTATTACCGGGCCAGCTTAGAATATGCCAAGGCTTACTAGTAGCTTCACAAGAAACTTTATCCCCTTCGGAAGGTACACAATCCGCATCAGGGTGAGAATGGCATATAGCTAGTATATCTCCTGCGTCCTCTGCATCTGCGTAACTAATAGGGTCTATGATGAAGAACTCTTCAGGCTTTTCAGCAATATTAGTTGCAGGGAAGTACCTTTCTTTCTTACCTATACCAATAATAAAGCCACACGCTTCTTTTGGGTATTCGCTTTCAACATGTAGTCTAAAAGCCTCTAATACTTTTTCATTCATCGCATAGTACCCATATTGATACCTGCTCCTGGGAAACCTCCAAAGGGTGTTCCTCCTATAGTACATACACTAGTGCTAACATCCCAGACGCCTTGTAGTGCTGTACATACAGAAGCAGATCCTATTATACACTCAGGAGCATAACTAGTCCAAGTTTCAGTTGCTGCTTCACATGACGTCTTATCATGATCTACCGGAGTCCAGGTATTTCCTGACCCCTCACACCCTTCCTGGTATCTATAATCCTCATCCGAGCAGTTACCTAACTTAGAACACACTCCCTGACCCGTGTCCCAAGTACCTCCTGCAGTTTCACAAACCCCTTCTATTAAAGGTGCAGATTCTGGGTATCTCTTTTCACAAGATTTAAATGTTTTTCCACATACATCATTTTCAATATTACTTACTGCAACATTATCTATATCAAAGTACTGAGTACCTATATACCCACATTCTGGCCCTCTATATCTCCAATGACACGAATTAGCTACTACAGTTCTAGAGGGCAGTTTTATACCATGTATATCATGGGCTGCGCTTAGCTCAAACTGTAAGTGAGTGTTTGTCTCAATAGCTTTTCTATCTATGAACCAAATCTCATCTGGGAAATGTGCCATATCATCTGCAATAGGATTATCGTACCATTTACCTACTGCCGTTTCACAAGTAGTAGACGTATAATCCGTCCAAGTTCCTGCTAAATAATCCCATGAGTGTCCAGCACTTAAGCAATCTGTGGAAGTAAGCTTGGAAGTATCCCCTGGGCAATACCCTCCATACTTATACTTATCTTTGCAGTCCGTTTCACTTAAACTCTCTTCCCAGACTTCTCCTACATTTTCACAAGAGAGCTGAGTAGTATAAGAACTATCTGTACAAAATGCTCCAGGTTCCCCGGTACAGTACCCCGAGACAGGGTATCCGCTAACATAGCAGTATGAATCTAGGTACTTAGCGAAAGTTCTTTTTCTAGTAACTTTAGCGCCCACTAAGTCTGAGTAAGTACTTAGAACTCCTGACAATAGAGAAGTAATATTCGCTATTGTTATAGTAGGTCTAGGAATGGCTCCTGTTCCTGCGAACTCAAAACCCTCTGCTTCTATAGGGAAAGAAGAATACTTATTACCCTGCCAAACTATCTCCTGAAGCTCTTCATTTGCACCAGAGTGCCATCTAAAGATAGGGATAGTTACTGGTGCTAAGCCCGTAGATAGGTCAAGCTCAAATAACTCAATTATCTCTCCAGGCTCAAACTTATTAATATCACTAGAAATTTTATCACTCATGGCTCAAATACCCTTCTAAAAGTTGCGGTTACGTTTTGTACTCCATTTAGTACGTTAGTGTTACTCCATTTATCACACACATATTTTTTAAGTCCCGGAGTTAAAGTATAATTCTCATTTAGACCTAATATATTAGTATCTAGTACCAACACAGACCTACTAGAAATACTTAATACTACGGCAGTCTGTAATGAACTATCTAGTACCATACCCCCTTTATATAGGTCTGTGAAGTACTGGGTAGAGTCTATTAATTCATATGCCTGCGACCCCGTTGTACTACTCTTAATCTGATATCCTTCAGGGTACCAGTCGAAAGAAGTAGACCCTTTCGTAGTCTCTAAAAAACTTATGATTTTATTAGATTCTGCAAGAGTCCTATTCTTCCAAATTAGGTTCCAACTCTCTGGTATATTGTTAATACCTTCGGGAACCCTTTGCTCGTACCCGTCACCATAACTAGCTTTTAGTACTCTAGGTTGTGCATCTATTTTTTGTCCTCTATCGGGGCTTATACCTACATCTATTATAAAATTTGCCATAATTAATATTGACTTAACAATCCTCCAGGTCTTTGCTGTACTACTAGTTCTGCCTGTACAGCTTGAGAAACCATATATCCAAGCTGTTTAGCATTTTCTTTACTGCTTCCACCTTGAGTCTCTGTGTTAGTATTTCCATTACTATCTACTGTAACATTAACTGTAACGTTATTTTCAGTACTTCCTCCCGTGTTACCAATTACTGGTATAGATTTACCATCGGGAAGAGGCACTACAGCTTCATTATACTTGCCTTCTCCAACTAAACCTAGTGTAGGTTTAGTAACAGTACCACCGCTTGCGAATGCTCTAAAGCCTCCTGATAGTACTCCTCCGTTAGCGAAACCGAATATACCACCTATGATGGCTGTTAGGCCCGAGCTTAAGAGGTCGCTTCCAACTGAAGCTACAGTACCCTGTATTATAGACTTTGCGTTAACATTATCGTTCATAATTTGTGAATGAAGATTGTTAGCTAGCGTCTGCTTTAAGTCGCTTCCAACTTTTTCAGCAGTAAAGTCTCCGTTTGGATTACTAACATTAATTACATCGCTACCTTTTTGCGCTTCTGGGTCTTGCTCTAGTACTTTTAAGGCGCCGTTCTCATTGAACTGTTCAAATACATTAGTACTGGTATCATTATTATAGCCAGTACCCTTAAGAGTACCATCCGCAAGTTCGCTAGGCGTGAGCATCAGTAAAAGTGCGTTTAATCTACTAAGTATAGGCACCAACTGAGAAACTACTGGCTGGCTGATAACTTTGCTTGTGCCAGTAGGTATTGCGTTGCGAACTCCCTTCTCTTTTAGATAGTCGTACCTTTTTAGTAAGTCCTTATCTGGTGCACCACCTGGGTTAAACCCTGACTTCCAGCCGGATCTGTACTGGTCTTTAATAGGTACCTTCGTGGACCTGCCCGTAGACTCCTGATGAATTACTACTTTTTTCGTGCCAGTGTAAGGTGGTTTGTTAGAGAAAGGACCTTTTTTGTGT